GACCAAATGCTGCTAGTAAAGGAAGTATCTGAGCAGATAGTTGAAGCAATGATTGACCAAATTCAGTCTTTAAAAATGAATTTAGCCCTTTAAGAACTTTAGATAAGGTATCAAAAAATATTGTTATAGAGCCAGACTCAGTTACTGTTTTTACAAGCTTTGAAAATTCTATTAAAAAACTACCAAAAGAGGGTAAAGATTTTGTTATATCTTCGCCTATTGATTGAAAAATAGTTGTAACCTGATTTAGTTGACCTAAGAAGACACCTAATTCAGGGTTATCAGCTAATTTTATAAAACCGCCTATAATATTTCCAAGAAGCTCTAAAAGTTTTATTCCATTTTTAGCAGCATCAGCAAAGAATTCTCTTAAAGGCTTACCGTCAATAGTTTTTAGATTTTTAAATGATTCAGATATTTTCTTAAAATAGTCAAGGAATAGTTGACCACCACTGCCTGGACCAACGTTTGCTTTTACAAGATTTTTAAATCCTCCAAAAACATTGCCAAAAATAGTTCCTAAATCTTTTAATATATCTTGAGCAATCTTAAAACGTGCACTTAGTTTTCCAGATGCTTCATCAAGTTTTAAAGTTTCTTTCCAAGACCCAGTAGTGTTTTTTAAAAATAATCCAAAAGCATCGACTAAAGGTTTAGCAGCCTTTAAAAGAATTAAGAATCCTTCGTAAAGATTCCCTACTGCACTACCAAGATTGTCGATAAATTCATTGTTTGTTTTCCATATGGACTCTAGTCTTTGTATATTTTCTGAGCTCGTTATTACCTCAGAGATTCTTATTGCTACTCTACCTAAAATATCCCCAGTTTCGGTAAGAAGAGGTCTTAAAGCAGGAAACAGGTTTTTAACTAGGTTATCTATTGCTGTCTCTAGTTGAGGGAAAAGTTTTTCTCCAGCAGCTTCCCTTAGTTTTTTAAACTCTGACTGTATAGAAACTAGATATTTAACAAAATTTTGGGCTTCTTTTGATAATCCAGAGAGGGCGTCGGCATAAGCATCTGCCCCTGACCCTTGTTCAGCAAAATTAAGAGCTTCTTTTGCTTTCATTACATCACGTAATGCGTCAATAACATTTTCTTGACCATTAACAACTGCGTCAGCACCGTCTTTAGAAAGTTCTACGTTTTTTGCTTCTTCTTTTTTAAGATCGTTATTTTTATCAATTGCTCTTCTATAGCCTAAATCTGCTTCAGCAAAAGCAAGTTCTGCTTCTTTGCGGGCACGAGAGTTTGGTGGAAGGTCTGAAACACGAGCAAGAGTCTCACGGGCTTTTTCTAACTCTAAAGCAGCTTTCTTTTCTGATATTGCAGCATCTTCAGAATCAAAACCTAGCTGCTGTATTTGTTCAATTGCTCTATCTCTAGCTTTTGCTAATCTTTCATATGCTTTTGCAAGATTTTCTTCAGCATCTTCTTGTGCTCTTGTGTTAGAGACACTTTTTTTAGATGCCTTATTGCCTGCTTGTACTGCTTTAGCGACTCCAGAAAATGCTAATTTTAGTGTCAGCGCTGCTTGACCAGCAGCTGTGAATGCTCCAGCTAAAGTAATTAAAGCGGGGGTAGCAGCAGCCCCAATTATTGAAGTAAGAGATATAAGTCCTGTACCAAGAAGACCAATAATTCCACCTAATGCGGTAAGTGCTGGTGTTAGTGCATACCCAGCTCGCGTTAAACTAGAAAACCTCTCTCTTGCATCAGCTACGCTTATTAAAAACCTAGGGCTAATAAAATCAAAATTATTACCAGATCTGGAAAAACCTCTATTTACCCCATTGGAAATATCTTTACCAGCTTTTTCACCAACTCTATCAACACCATTGAAAGATTTTTGAATATCTCTTTCAACACTGGAAGTGATGGCGCGAACTACTACATATGCATCACCAACAATTGCCATGCGCCATCACCTCCTAATCTCTTAGCCCAAAGGGGCATCTAGTACTGATCCAAACGGCTTTTGCATGTCTGGATTAAAATCTGTTGCTGGAACAAACGGCTTCACTGCTTGACTACTTGGGTCAAACGGTGTGATGTCGCTGTAATCAAAATCTCCAACAGAGTTGTCAAAACTTGCGTTTTGACGGCTTTTAGTTGTCTTATATTTATAAGTAGTTTCATAAAAATCCCTATAAATAATTTCTCTTACTTTTTCTTTGACGTCAACTTGTTCTGCACTAGCGACGGAGGTCATGTCATCTTCAAAAATTACATGGATAACGTCTAACATGTCTGCTAGCTCCATAGAAGATAGTTGTAGGCCGTTCATCAGTGCTTTCCCGTTAACATAAGGCCAGAGATCTACTGCCCACTCTGCGAGTCCTCTAGCCCCAACGTAGGACGGCTTGAGTACTGCTCGACCAGCCAGGAAGTGATTTCACCTAATTTTTCTACAGTTACAATTTTGCTAGGGTCTTCTACCAGTTTTAGAAAACGTTCTAAACTTTCTGGTAGCAAAACCTTTGCAAAGAACTTGTCAATAAGCGCGGTTGCCATTCCATTTGATTCAGAATTTGAATCTGCAACCATGTCCAAAAGAACTTTACCTTGAAGAGCCGTTTTGCATTGGAAATCTTCTCCATAAAGTTTAAAAGACAAAGGTTGCGTATTTACATCACTCCCGCTACCAAAGTCTTTAAACCTATCTGTTGTCATATTGATATTCCTCTTTTCTCATTTGTCTTTTTATTTACCATTTTTATAGTAAATGTTGTTCCTATTTTACCAACTTTAAGTTATCTGATAAATAGCGATTTGCTTTAGTTCCAGGATGCATAACAGAAGTTGCAAATATCACCCTTGAACCTCTAACAAATCTCAGCACTTTTGCCCTATCTGGTCGAATAACATGAGGCTTACTGCCTTGATGGTGTAGCAAAGCGTAGTCCAAATTAGAGCCAATTTTCACATACTGACCACGAGAGTCTCGTAAATGTCTCATGTGAATAGATGAACGAAGTGCTCCTGTTCTTACACCAACCTGAGCTTTAGCAGCGGCCATTATTAAACGACCCTTTTTTGCTAAGTACTTGCCTACATCGCCTTCAGGAGAGTTAAGCATAAAATCTAACTCTGCCTTGCGAAAAACTACTGTTGCCATTTTTACGGAACCGCTGCAGTAAGGGTTAGAGTTACAGTTTGAAATCCACCTTCAGGAGCCTGAACTTCGACAGTTGCGATAACTCCAAGACCAAAACCAGAGGACTCCCAAGTATCTAATTGAGAAGCGCTATCTAGTAAAATCCATGCGTCATACGCAGCAATTTCTGAAGCACTCTCTATTGTTTCAGCAGAAGGTGGTCTACCGTTTTGACCAACTATTGGTACTGCTCTTGATACGGAAACATTAATTGTCGCACTTCTTGGGTCGCTACATCTACGAGGCTGAGTTGCTTCATCCCCTGGAGCGCCAACATACATCTGCACAAAAGAGACAACTACCTGCTCACAATCAACTACAGGCTGTCCTAATGTGTAATATCTACGAAGAGGAAGTGGCATAGTATAAGAAGCGTAAGAAGTAACAACCTGAGTAAGAACTGCATCTAAAAATACAGCAAGATTTTTAGCGTCACTGCTGACAGTTGCCTTATTTATCGGTGTTGACATTTGTCTCTCCTACTTGTTGTACACATACTACAGTGTATAAATTGGCTCTACTCTTGTGTAAAGTTCAAATGATACGTTTGCTGTAAGTAGGTTAATTACTTCATCAACAGTTGGATCTGCCAAACTAGGTCGAGTACAGTAGATGTCGTAAACACCAGGCTCTCTTGGACCAATGATTTCTAATATTTGACTATAAGTTGGAGAAATAGTTATTGTTCCATTAACACGGCTGAGGCTAATAGAGTTTTCTAAGTTATCTGACTTTGTATAAGAGTGGTCAGATACCGTCAAAGAAACTTCCCATGATGCATCATCTTCTAAGAATTCTCCATTTATTTCATTTAAATAGAGAACTAGTGAACTACCAGATGTAAGCACTTTTAAATCATAAGAACTCTCTGTTAATTGATATGGCTTAGGAATAGGACGACGTGCTCTAGGAGTGTCTGGACTAAATACTTTTGCTTTTGCTCTAGCCCTATCCGGGTTAGTTGTCTTTAGGAATAGGTCTACAGCATATAAACCAGTTCTAAGTTCATCAATAAAATCTTGATTGTCAAGGATTGTATATGAAACACCTTGGCGAGCAACAGAAGTCACACGCTGAGGTAGGGCGCAGGTGTCATCATTTTCATATAGTTTAACAAGTTCGATGGCAAGTAGTCGAGCAGCAGCTTTTCCTGCTATTGGTGGAGGTGTTCCATATGAATAAGTAACTTCAATATTAGAAGATGTCCAACTAGCCCCTGGAGTAGCAAGAATTGTAGAGTGCTCTACTAGATAGTATTCGCTTGGGTCTATTACATGACCATCTCTATCTCTTAGAGTGTGGACTCTTATTACTTTACGACCACGAAGACGTACACGAGTGCTTGCAGATGTTCCATCGCCTGAAAAGTCATCTTGTTGATATGGTCCTGAACCATTTAATCTAATATTTTCAACATTTCCCCTGACTAAAGTAGGAGAGTATGTGAGCATAGAGGCACCTGTGCGGATATAAGGGTCATAGGAAGAGACATATCGCTCGGTAACAGTTGTTACGCCAGAA